ATGCAGAGCAGCAGCGTCTCCAGAATGAGCAGATGAAAAAGATTTTGGAGCAAGGTGAGGAAGTTTTACTTTCAGAAATTAGGTCCAGAACTAAATCGGACATTGATAGAGCTAGAAAGATTTATCAATCAGCGGTTGAGGATGGTGATTCTGATAGGATTTTAGAAGCTCAAGAGTTGTTGAATCGGGCTCAGATCGAGAGCTACAACGCAGAAACTTATCGTCCTCAGCGAAGACCCCAAGGGGAACAGGGTGAGCCCCAGCAGCCCCAGCAGCCCCAGCAGCCCCAGCAGCCCCAGCAGCAGCCTCAGCAGGTACAGCAGGCTGAAGATCCTAAACTCAAAAGTTGGTTATCAGAAAACACTTGGTTTAATACTGATGATGAGATGACTTCTTTTGCTATGGGTGTTCACAAGAAACTTGTAGAAAAAGATGGCATAAACCCAACTACTGATGAATACTATAAAAAGATAGACGAACGTATGCGTTCTGTCTTTCCGGGGTATTTTGATGAGATGTCTGACGAGGATGGGTCGGATATAGGCGAGGAGGAGCCTGCTGCCGCACCTGCCCCCTCCGTGGTTGCCCCTGCTACAAGAAGCTCGGGAAATACACGCAAAGTACAGCTAACCTCCACTCAAGTTGCTCTCGCGAAGCGCTTGGGTCTAACGCCACAGCAATATGCTAAGCAGCTCTTAAAGGAGACTGGCAATGTCTGATTCGCGCACGCCTCGTAGTTCCAACACTAGGGACACGCAAAAAAGAGTTACTTCTTGGAACCCGGCAAGTCTTTTGCCTGAACCTAATGCAAGACAAGGCATGGAGCATAGATACGTCAGAGCCACATCGCGAGGAGAGGTTGATAACATCAATTTATCTCGCGCGCTTAGAGAGGGCTGGGAGCCCGTTCAGGCATCTGATTATCCTGAGCTTAGAGTCATGTCTGATAGAGGAAGTGAGTTCCCTGAGGGAGTAGTCATCGGCGGCCTTGTTTTATGCGCTCGTCCCATCGAAATTGGTGAGCAACTAAAAGAGCGCAAAAATCAAGAGGTTATGAATCAGATGGCATCTGTGGATCAAAATTACATGCGATCCCAAGACACTCGTATGCAGAAGTTTTCTGATAAAAATACGAGAGTAACTTTCGGCGATAATTAGCTACGGCTTAGCCGTGGCGGTTTCGCCTACAAAATAAGGAGAAGCCAAAATGGCTTACGGACTTCGCCCCGTAGGCAGAGGCGCTTCGGGTTACAATACCAGCGGCGCTACTGCCTACAAGATTGCAGATGGTGAAACGGACAATATGTTCACGGGTGCGTTGATGCTTCAAGAAGCAAGTGGTTATGTTACCGCTCTTGCACTCACTCCGACTGGAGCAACTGCTCTTCTTTCCACGGTCGGTGTTGCTATTGGATTTCAGTATGTTGATGCTGACGGTGTTCCGAGATGGAGCCAGCAGTATGCTGGTAATGCTGGGAATACTGATGCGTATGCTTATATTGTTGATGACCCGGAGGCTCGTTTTCTTATCCAGTCTGATGGCCTTACGGCTCAGGCAGATGTTGGCTTGAACGCGCCTGTCGTTTCGTCTACTGGCACGCCTACGGCTATCAATCAGGGTGATACTTTTTCTGGATTATCTACGAATGTTTTGGACTTTTCAGCTCAGGCTGTAACTGCAACCTTAGCTTTAAGAATCCTTGGCATTCCTGAGGACGGCACGAACGAAACGAGTGCTACGCCGAATGTTCTTGTAAAAATCAACCCTGCTTGCCATCAGCTCCTGAATGCTACTGGCCTTTAGGAAGGAGGTAAATAATCATGGCGATTTCACGCGCACAAATGATGAAGGAACTCCTTCCCGGTCTGAACGCTCTGTTCGGGTTGGAGTACAACCAGTACGAGGACGAATCTCGTATGATCTACGAGACCGAAACTTCGGACAGGTCGTTCGAGGAAGAGGTCAAGCTGTCTGGCTTCGGTGCTGCTCCGGTCAAGAGCGAAGGTTCTGCCATCGCTTACGATACGGCGCAGGAGAGCTTTACGGCTCGCTATACGCATGAGACGATTGCAATGGGGTTTGCGATTACGGAAGAGGCCGTGGAGGACAATCTCTACGACTCGATTTCGGCTCGCTACACCAAGGCTCTCGCTCGCGCGATGGCGCACACGAAGCAGGTCAAGGCCGCGTTCCCGCTGAACAATGCGTTTTCTAATGTCAACTTTAAGGCTGGTGATAACAACGCGCTGTGTTCTTCGAGAACGACGGTTGGTGGCTTCACGTTAAGCAACGTGCTGGCTACGGCTGCGGACTTAAATGAGACCTCGATTGAGCAGGCTGTGATTGACATCGCGGCGTTCACGGACTCGCGAGGGCTTCAGATTGCGGCTCGACCGCGCAGACTGATTGTGCATCCGTACAACCAGTTTGTTGCTTGTCGTGTTCTCGATTCGGAGCTGCGAGCGGGTACGGCGGATAACGACATCAACGCTCTCCGCACGAACGGCGTTATCCCCGAGGGATACCACGTCAATCACTACATGACGGCTGGAAACCAGAAGGAGTGGTTCATCATCACGGATGTCCCGGATGGCATGAAGCACTTCCAGCGAACGCCGCTCCAGACTGGCATGGACGGTGATTTCGATACTGGTAATGTTCGCTACAAGGCCCGAGAGCGGTACTCCTTCGGTGTGAGTGACTTCCTCGGAATCTTTGGGAGTGGCGAGCTTGTGTAATCTAGTCTATACTTCATGTATAGGGTAGATACCTAATGAGGGGGAGGCTTTTGCCTCCCCCTTCTTTTTGGGGACAATATGGCGTATACTAAACCTGCTTTAAGGAAAAGAATCGTATCCGAAGTAAAGGCTGGATCAAAGGGCGGAAAAGCTGGTCAGTGGTCAGCTAGGAAAGCTCAGATCGCAAATGCTCGGTACAAGAAGGCAGGCGGCGGATTTAGCGGAAGCAAGACGAAATCCCAAAAGTCCTTATCCAAATGGACTAAAGAGGATTGGGGAACAAAGTCAGGCAAGCCTAGTACCCAAGGGAAGAAAGCTACCGGGGAGCGGTACTTGCCCAAGAAAGCTAGAGAGGCTTTATCTTCTAGCGAGTATGCTGCTACTTCAAAAAAGAAAAGAGCGGACACCAAGAAAGGTAAACAGTTCTCGAAGCAACCTAAAAGGATTGCAAAGAAAACTGCTAAGTACCGAAAAGGAAAGTCCTAGATATGGCTATTGAATATCGAGGTGAAAAGTTTGCTGGCTACAACAAGCCTAAATCTACTCCGAAACATCCGAAGAAAAGTCATGCTGTTCTTGCGAAAGAAGGGAATAAAGTAAAGTTAATTCGTTTCGGAGAAAAGGGTGCTAAGACTGCGGGGAAACCTAAGGCTGGCGAATCGGATCGAATGAAAGCAAAGAGAAAATCTTTCAAAGCAAGGCACGCAAAGAACATTGCAAAGGGCAAGATGTCTGCTGCGTACTGGGCTGATAAGGTGAAATGGTAATGATGAAGGGTAAGATGAAGGGCAAGATGAAGGCTGCTGGCAAGAAGGCTGCTTACGGTAATGGACTTATGGATGCTTTTGGTGGGATGAGTAAGCCCGCCAAGAAGAAGGCTGCCAAGAAGAAGGCGGCCAAGAAGAAGGCGGCAAAGAGCCGCTACTAAACCAACCAAAGCCTGTCAGACTTAAACGACAGCACACGGACTGACAGGTTAGTTGTGTGCGAACGAGGTGATTAAAATGGGCAGAACTACTTTTGAATCTTCGGTGAGATCGCGTGGCGGAAGAAGAGAAGACGATGGAGTTTCGACTGGCGGAATGCTTATGTCAGTTGTCGTTTCCACGGAGGCTGGTTCCGGCACTAGAGCCTTGAAGATCGGCGGAAATCCCTTGGTAGGCGAAAATGTTGTCCTTCCTAAAGGATCAGTGATTATCAGCTATCAGAGATTAAGTCCTCCTGACACTACTGGTACAAGCCTTTTACTCGGCACTGCTGATGATCCTGATGCTATAACTTTAGTAAATTTGAACCTTAGTCTTGGAAATAACGCAACAGTTGAACTTCCCGACGGAGCTTTAGTTAATAATCCAACTTATCTTGCAAATGGTCTTCCTGATGATACCCCGATATTTGCAACTGGCGGCGTTACTCCTCCGACTCTTAGGCATACCGGAATCTTGACTTACATGGTGTATGATGACGGAATCTCTGGAAATAGATAAGAAAAGAGTTACAAATGAAGGCAACTAGATTCTCTGGTCCGACTCTTTACTCTGACCAATATCCGCCGCTTGAAGGATTTCCCACTGCGTTTAATCCTGATTATTTTCAGTTTATAGATGACTTCGATGGGAAGGTTGTAGACACAACAAACTATTGGAATTTTGATGCTATAAGCAATGGCACTTTATCTATTATTGACGTAAGACCTGATATTGCTGCTCCTTATGACAATATACCATTTGGTATGTGTGAAATATCTAGCGAGGGTGCATCCCCGGCGCTTGCTCTAAATAGTGGCGGAACTTTGTATTCTTTCATTCAAGTAAACCCTTTTGTTCGAGGGCAATCTGTTTTCTATGAAACCAGACTAGGAGTAAACAATCCTAAAAACTGTGATTTCTTTACGGGTTTGGTTATTTCGAGTCAGATTCCTAATCCATTTGATCCAACTGCAAATGTTTTTAGGGCTGGATTCAGGCTTGTGGAAGCTGATGGGACTGGAAAGATAG